GCCTTTGCAGTCCCAGCATTTGCCTTCGGTTTCCTCATACTCGGCTGCGTGCCGTTCCAGCTCGATCTTCGCCACAACGATGGTCCGCTCGCTTCCCGGCATCGCTGGTTTGAATTTCGGGTGACCTTTTCGCGGACCGCGCGTGTATGTACCTAGTGGCACGCATCCTCGAACAATGTTGTCATCGCCGACGGCCTCCCATTGGTACGCGCACCATCCGGCCACGCCTGTTTTTTTGGCTGCCAAATCCATCGCGTCACGCATCGAAAATCTGTAGTTCATATTCGTACCTCCAAGTTCAGCGAGTTTCCGCCTAACACTGCGGTCAAGCGGAGCGCGTACCGCGCCCGCTTACCTCACGGTTAGGGCGCATCACTCTTGGTCACGGCACGCCGATCAGTTCATCAATCGCGTCTCGCAGCGCCGGCCATTCGTTGGAGGCAATGGCAATCTTCCCGCCGCCCTCGCGGCCAGCCTGCGAAACCTCCACAAACTCGCCCGCAGCCTCGTCCGCAATTTCAACGCGCGTGGCGTAGTCACTAAAGATCGGCTCGCCTTTCTTGCAGACCGTTACCGCCGTCACTCGCCTCTCAAAGCCCATGTGTGTCTCCTAGATCGCGCCCTAACAATTCGGTGCAGCCGAAACCTCTTCGCGGCGCGGCTTAACTCAGGTGTTAGCACTCAATGCAGATTGCAGATCGGCCAGCGCCTTTTTCGCGCTCTCGGTCGCAGCCTCAAGTTCTGCGCCATCGCTCAGCACGGCTCGTATTGCCGCCGTCTCGCTGCCAGGTGATGTGTCGCCAGACAACATCCACTCCATCGCTCGTAGTGCTTCGGATACCTTAAATAGGTGTGCCGCAAATGCGCGGTGCGTTGGCGATTCTGCCCGGCTCAGGATCGTGCTCGCTGCGTACTGCACCCGGCTGTACACGTAGTCCAAACTTCCGCCGCTCATCGTATCCTCGTGTTGAGATTGCTCAAGGCCGTGACTTCGTAAGCACCCGATTGATAACTCCCGTAATCGTCTCGCCCTTCGCAACCCATGCTGCCAGCTTTGCTGCTGCGGCTGGCGTGAGCATCACTGCAATCTGTTTTCCGCCTTTCTCGGCCCGCGCCTTGCGGCTGCGGGCTTGGCGTGCTCGGCTGGGGTCGGCCATCACTCGAAGCAGGATTCGACCAGGTTCATCTCGTTACTGATCTTGTTGCCGTTGTTGTCCACCTGAAACACGCCGTAGATGTATTCGCCGACCACATCCGACCAGCGCGACCCGATCACTACAAATCGGCCATAGTTCTTGCCGTTCACTTCGTAGCCCGGCAGGTACTTCGCTTCGTTGTTCATTTCGTTTCTCCTTGCGTTGTTTGACTGTGGGTATAGATTACATCGTGACTAGTCACAAGTCAAGCGCTTTTCGTCGGGAAGCCGCAGTTGAGCAATAACAGTTCATTCAGTGAGCCGCTGGCGTTATATGGGCGGCGCTTGGGCCGCGCCACATCCGCACCCTTCGAGGATTCCTCGCAGGCGGCTGCGGGCTGCTCGGCCCCCGGTACATGCACGACGAATCGCGGGCCCTTGCCGTCCAACCCGGACGGACGCAGCGGCAGAATGAACACGTCATAGGGCGTGTTCACCATGATGTCCTCGCCCTCGGCCGGCTGCTGTGCAGCGGTCAACCGCGCCGCCAGCTCGTCTCGCTGCGCACGGATGCACTCCGGGCGCTCGCACGAATAGCTGCACGTGTGGATCGTATCGGCGGGCATGGGGCGGATCCTGGTGTCGTTGCTCATCGCTCAGTCCTCCAATCGATCCCACGCTTTGCTAACACGCGGCGGGCGGCGTGCGTTTGCGCCTTGTCATCATGGCCGTTTGCGGCCTCCAGCAATCGCTCGAGGCGCGACGGCGGGCGAACCTTGCCCCCCGCCACCAGGCGCCGGTACTCCTCCAACAGCTCGGACCGGCGTTGGGCCAGGTCCGAGTTGCGCTCCGCAACCGTCCGCATCACCCGCCGCCAGTTGCTCTTGGGCATGTGGCCCGCCGGGCTGACCGCGCCGTCCTCGCAGTAATCAAGGCGGCTTGCACCGCGTAGCGTCGCGAACGTCTCGAAATCGATGACATGCGGGGACGCGTCGGTTTGCCGGTCAGCCATTCCCGCCCTCCTGCCCGGCCTTCCCGCGCGCCTGGTCGATGGCGGCTCGATACAGGTCGCGCCATCTATCGGATTCCGCCCGCGCCGCTTCGAGGGCGGCGGCGGCTTCGCTAAGCACATCCAGCAATTCGGGGTCGTAGTTCGGACCCGAAGGGCCATCTCCGCAGCGATCCGAAATCAACCCATGCAACCTCTCGATCAAGTCATTCACTTCCCTTCCTCCTGTTCCCGCGCAGCAGGTCCGCTTCGGCGCGCAGCCTCTTTGCTGTTTCCGGGTAGTCGGCCAGCAACATGGCGGTGGCCTCCCGCAACGCCTCCGCCATCCGCTCGGCGTGTATGTTCACCAATGCGCAAGCATGAATTGCATCGGCTTTCAGGTTCCTTTCTAATGCCACCTCCGCCCGCAGCGCCTCGATCTTGTTGGTGGAGTCACGAACAGTGTCCTCCAATAGGGTCCGCATGGCGTCGATCTCGGCGTCCTTGTCTAGGATGGCGTGGGCGACGTTGGCGAGGGCGTAGTTCTTGAGCGTGGTCGCGTCATAGGCATAGATGCGAACGCCGGTCGGCAGGTGCTTGTCCACCTCGACATTTTCCGGCAGCGGCAGCAGCTCAACGTCAGCGGTCATTGTCGGAGCCTCCGGACTTGGCGGCGAGCATGAACGGCAGCCCGCACTCCAGGCACGCCACCGGACCATATCCGTCGCGACGATTTATCGTGCGGCACACAGGGCATGGGCCGCTCTTGAAACCGTTAATCAGCGCGTCGTCGGCAATTACTCGGCGAGGGCAGGACTGGCTTTCTCCGCCGACGCATGGCATTGCGGCAGCTGTCGGGTCACCGCCCGAGCCCACCCACCGAAGCACATCGTAGCGCCGACCAAACTGGTCAACCTTGGGGCGCAGAACGCACACCGGACCTGGAGCGATCGCTTCGACCCGCAGCGCATTCCGTTGCAGCGGGAGATCATGCGGCTTAATCTGATGGGCGCACGAGTTCATTGACATTTCTCCTGCTGCTGGGTGGCGATGGCGGCGGCCAATTCCATGGCCCATACTTTGTGGATGTGCGCTCCCTTGTACTCATCGGCGGCCGGGTTGTATGCGCGCAGCTCTGCTATGACGCGCCACACCGCAGCTTCATCGACCGCGGCTGCGGGCTGCTGCGCATCGGGCCCGCCGACACCGGCACCCCTTTCAGCAGTCAAGAAGTCCTTGATAACTGAGAGCGCCCGCTTTGCATCAGCACGCCAAGGCGCCCTACGCTCCTCCCCGAGGCTCTCCCACGGTGGGTCGCATTCGGCCAACCCAGCGCCGTCTCGGATCGCCTCGGCGATGCGGTCCACGAGCCCGTCCAGCGCCGCATCCCGCGCATCCGCATCACGCTCTGCAAGCGCACGCTCATACCCGCGACGTTCCGCCGCTTCGATGATTGCCCGCTGCGTGTCTGCAAGCGGGACGGAGGACTCAGTCAGCTTCGTGGCGTTCATGTCAGTTCGCTGCAATCATTCGCTCGATCAGTTCGATCGCTGACGACTGCACGTGCTCCTTGAATTGGCGCAGTTTTGCGCATGAGTCGTCCCTCGGGAGGCTAATTGAGAGGCCACGTATGGCGACCCGTGCGGCGACATGCGCGACGTACCACGCGTCGTCCCACGCAGATGCGCCTGCGGCGACACCTGCCGCGTTGCATGCCGCGTCACCCGACGGGTCCCATGCGGCGTCCCACGCCGCGTCCCATGCGGATTCCCACGTCTCGTCCCATGGCGCGTCTCGTGAGATTGGCCACTCAGCCTCACGCGCTGCATCTTGTGCTGCGTCACACGCGGCTACGGCATCGGTACGTACCGACCAGATAATGCGGCGGATGCTCGGCACCTGCGCCAGGTCCGTAATCTCCGGAATCTCTGCCAGCATGTCCGCCTGCGCGGTAAGGCCGGCCAGGCGCAGATAGGCCGGCGTACATGTGCGAACCAGCCAGTCGGCGGCCATCAGCGAGCGCCGAACCTCGACATCGCTCGTTCTGCGCGTGCCGGCAAGGCGAGTCCGCAGCATGCTAGCGCGCTCAGCGTCCGTCCAGTTGTCGTTCAACGCCTCCATGAACTCGGAGATGACGGGGCTAGCGTCCTCCGGCATGCCTGGGTATGTGAACAGCGTGTCCATCTTCGACTCCATCCGCCTGTTGGTTGGCGGTGTGGGGAAGATAATATGCTCATTGCGGATAAGACGCAAGCGGATAGTCCACATTTATTTCTATCGATTCCGCACTTTCGATAGGCAAAATCAATCATACGAACCCTTGCGCGACATACGTTAACGTGCGATATTCTGCCCCATGAATACAGACATCCGTTCAGTACGCAAGGCAAAGGAGATGACGCAGATTGACCTTGCGGCAGCCGTTGGAACGACGCAGAGCGTCATATCGCGCCTGGAGAATGGCGCGCGGCCTAGCGTGGAGCTGGCCCCGCGACTTTCCGCCATACTCGGGATACCCGTCCTTAACCTGCTCTACCCGGACAGGAAGGAAGCCTAGCCATGATTCAGGCGGCGAAATCGCGCGCCAACCCATCGCGCCCCGCTCCCCACGGGTAGCGCGATCCGCTGCCTGCCGTCCCTGCGTTCCCTCTGCGCCGGGCGGTATGGCAGCCCTTTTCCACTCCACCTCGACACCAGCATTGGTGTCGGGGGATTTTTATTCATACTCGGCCTGTAGCGTAGCGATGGCATTGGCGACGTTGGCGCGGGCGTAGGCTTGCATGTCGGATTTGCTGTAGCTGTGCAGCGTCATCGTTCGCATCGTGCTGTCTGTCTGGTACGACTTCATCGTCGCTTCCGGCAGCGGCAGCAGATCAGTCTCGGTGGTCATGCGATCAGCCTCCCATGACGCTGCGCGTCCTCGATCCGGCGGCAGGCGATATCAAAGTATTTGACTTCCCTTTCGATGCCGATGAAGCGCCGGCCCTCAAGGAGCGCCATCTTGCCCGTCGTGCCGCTGCCTAGGAACGGGTCGAATACCGTATCGCCGGGGTTAGACCAGCTTAGGATGTGGTCGCGGGCGAGGGCTTCGGGGTAGATTGCCGGGTGCGCGAATGCCGCCTTGTCCTGCGTTGACTGGTTTGATCCGACTGTGTAAGCCCAGATATTGTAGCGGTCACGATACAAGTTCCGCCGCTTGCCGTAGTCCGTAAATCGCCCGTTCTCCTGTTGCGTCCCGGTGTATTTTTCTGTGCCATTGGCTGTAGTTCGCTCGCGGATCGCGTTGAACGATTTCGGCGCCCCCTTGCTTAGGACGAACATGAACTCAAAGCACGGGAGATACCGATTACTCTTGACCGGCATCGGGTTACGTTTGTGGTAAATCATCGTATCGTGAAGATTGAACCCACACTCCATGGCATAAAGCGCCTGCCGGAAGCTGGTTCCCGTCTCGCTGCCGTTGATCGTGGCGTCACCGACGACCCAGACGACAACGCCGCCGTCCTTGGTGACGCGGAACAACTCGCGGATGACCGCCTGCCATTTCTCCTGCGTCCAATCGTTCAGGGTGCCGTTGTAGGTCCGCAGGTTGTCATATGGCGGGCTTGTGACAGTCAGGTCCACCGAGTCGCGTTGCCGATGATGACTGGGCTCACGTCGTCGGCTCCTGGTGCTGGGTGGCGATGGCGCTGTCAACAGGCTCCCAGAGCGCCCGCATCCTTTCGATAGCATCCGCTGGCACCCCATGCACGTTCGCCCAATTCCCGGTCGCTTCTACGATGCGAGCATTGATCCCGCGCTTCTTTGCCGCTTTCAGATACGGCTCCATCTCCCAGCGGCGGGTAAATGTGTTCGCCACGACTACAGGGCGTCCTGCATCCATCGCGGCAATGGCGCGCCGCAGACAATCGTCGTGCGCCGCGCGCAGCTTGCTACCATCGAAGCGGTATTCACCATCGACCTCAAAATACTGGTCGGCCTCGCAATGGACATACCCAGCCTGTGCGTATTTCTTTGCCATCGTGGTTTTCCCGCTACCCGGGAGTCCACGGATCAGCAGCAGTTCAACCTCGGTGGTCATGGGGCGGCTCCTGGTGCTGGGGGTCGGTCTGCGCAGGGCCGGGGTCGGCCGACTCCGCCTGCCTGATGTATCGCAGCGCGGTTTCGTGCCGGGACTCGCCGGGGTACTTACTCGACACTGCGTAGATCAGCTCCGAATATTTCTCATCCACGGCTGCGGGCTGCTGGGTGAGGGCGGCTATGCCCGCCTCCAATGCAGCCCGCATCCGCTTCGATGTCATGCTCCAACGCAACTGGCGAGCTAAGACGTCGGCATGTTCTCGGGCCTCCACCCCAACGGGCGCGCTCGGGGGTGCGGTGCGTCCACACCATCCACAAGGATTGTTCTGTGGCGCAGGTTTGTCCTCGCAAGCAACACACGCCACCGCCTGCCCCTGCTGCTGCGCGGCGGTGGGGGCGCGGCCGACGACGAACATCTTCACGGCACGCACTCCGCGAATGTCACGTCCATCGCGCGACCGTTCACGTAGGCGGTCGCGGTCAGCCGACACTCGTGCCAATACTGTCCGTCGATGACGACGGTCCATCGGCCGATGCCGTCCAACGTGCCGCCGCGGGACGATCGGGCTGCATTCGGCGTGGAGGTGTATCCGAGCGCTCCGAACTGCAGGCGGCCGATGATGTTCTGCTGGTCGATTGCGACGATGACGCCGTCGTACACGTCGACGCGGTCGGCGGCGATCAGCGTGAGCGTGTCGGCGTTGGCCGCTGGCACGCACGCCAGAGCAGCGACGGCGGGGATGACGAGCTTACGCATGGGGATTCTCCTTCTTGAGAGAGATGGTGAGGGCATTGGCCTGGGCGACCGTCAGCCGCTCGAGCACGGCGTCGATGCGCGCGTCGGGTGCTGGTTTGGAAATGCAGGCAGCAGCTTCGCTCTGGTAGTCGCGGAGCTTCACGCTACTTGCCCTCGATCGCCCGCAGCGGACGGAACTGCGATGCCTCGCGCGGACGCTCGCTCTCGTCCGGGATGAAGCCGGTGGTTGCGCGGGTGCCGCCGACCGTCTTGAGGTAATCGACCTCGAGCTTGGCCGAGTTGATGATGGTCTGGCCGACATCGCTGATCGCCTTGGCGCGCTCGATGTCCATCGGGTTGTCGGGATCGGAAAGACCTTCCAGCGCGGCGAACAGGTGGTTGCGCAGGTCCTCGATCTTGTTCTTGGTGCCACGGCTCATGGGTGCATGTCCTCGTGCTTGCGGGTGCGGTTGTTGATCTTTCGGGTAAGCGCGCCGCGCAGGCGCATGACTTGCTTGAGCGGCGCGGGGTAGTTGTGGACCGTGTTGCGACGCATGTTCTCGACCATGGAGATGCACTCCAGGCGATCCGGAGTGATCTCGCTTTCCGCACTGGTGTGCATTCCTGGCAGGAAGCGCACGACGTGCTTGGGCGGGATCGGCCCATGCGCGGCTTCCCAGACCAGGCGCGCGACGGAGACCCAGCGCCGCGCCGGCACGATGCGCGGGTCGTCGGTGACCTTGCGCTCGAGCGTGCCGTCGCGGGTCACGCGCAGGCTGCCGATGGGCAGGTAGTTGCGGGCTTCACTGGCCTTGCGCCCGGGCTTGAACTGCGTGGCCCGGCACCCGGGCTGCGTGCCGGTGCTGCCGGGGATGCCTTTGTTCCACGGCGTGAAGCCGGGCCGGAACTGGTGCGCGCGGCTGGCCTCGTAGCGGCCTTCCAGCCAGCGCCGTTCGGTGCGCTCGGACTTCCAGCCCGCCGACTTGCGCAGGCCGAGCGTATGGGCGCGGTTGTGGACAGCGGACAGCGTGCAGCCGAGCGCGTCGGAAATCTCCAGCGCGCTGTACGTCGGGAACAGCTCGCGCAGGCGCGCATCGTCGGCGGCGCTCCATTTCCGGCGCGGAGCGGCGACCCGGCGTACCGCGATGCCGTGGCGGATGGCGCGCTCGCGGACGTGGCGGATGTCACGCCCCATGCGCTCGCCGATCTCGCGGAAGGTCAGGCCCTTGCCGGCGAGGCGGCGCAGCTCGCAGGTGTCGAGCGCAGTCCAGGGACGGCCGCGGCTCATCGGTCGAGCTCCGGGCGCGTGCTGATGGTGCCGTCGCCGCGTTGCACAGTCAGGGCATGGTGGCACTGGCGCGTGTTGTCGATGATGTAGTCGAGGAGGTCGGGTTTCATTCCGCTGTCCTGTGTGTAATTGCCGCCCAACCCCGCGTCCCGCGGGCGGCGATACGGGCGGGGAATGCTACGGGTGGGAATCCGCAGCTTCCGGCGCGGGGCCGCCGGTGTCCATCAGAACGGGATGTCGTCGTCGCCGAGGTCGTCTGGCGGCGCGCCATTCGTGGATGGCGTGGCGTGACCGCTATCGCCGCGCCCTTCGCCCTTGCTGCCGAGCAGCGTCACATCCGCAACGCGCAGGGTGAGATACGTCTTGCCCTCATGCGCGCGCTGCCCAAGCTCGCCATGAACGCCAAGCCGATCTCCCTTGCGGATGTACTCCGCAATCCGATTCGCGCGCTCGCCCCACAGGCTGCAATCCAGCCACATCGTTTGCTTGCGCTGCCCGTAGCCGCTATCAACTGCCAGCGACCAGCTTGCCACAGCGCCGCCCTGCGTGGATCGCACGACGGCATCCTTCCCAACGCGGCCTATTGCAGAAAAATTATTCACCTTTGACCTCCGATACCGCCCAATAGCTGGTGCCGCGCTTGCGGAACGGCTCCAGGTCCACGCCGGCAAGTGCCGGCACCTTTGCGTAATCAATGCCGCCCTTGCGCTCGATCCGCGCCACGCGCACGCCGGCACCGATGCAACTCCTCCCGCCGGCCAGCGCAATCAATTCATCACGCGCGGCCTTCTCCGCGGACTCCGCCTCGACGCGAGCTTCGGCGGCGAGTCGATAGGCGACCGCAGCGGCGCGCCATTCTGCGTCGTCACGGGTTGCGACCATCGGCGCAAGGTGTTCATCGGGCGCTTTAAGGGCAGCCAGATAGCGGGCGTGGAACGCTTGCAGCGCCGGCAGGTGCGTCGGCAGCCATTCGGGATCGAACGCCTCGCGCGTGACGTACAGCGCGCCGTCCCGATGCAGCACGGCGAAGTCGCACCACGCGCGGCCGGTGACCGCTAGCTGCAACTGCACCTGCGGGCGGTAGTGTGGTGCCTCGTCCAGACTCACGTACCGTCCCCTATGGGGGCACTTGCACTCGACGATTCCGTCGTCACCGACCAGCCCATCTGGCGTTGCGGCCAGGAATTCATACTGCGGATGGATGTGGAGTTCGGCGCCGTGCGTCATCACGCCGGCCCGCTCCTCATACAGCGCCAACGCTTCCGGCTCGCGTGCCTGCCCGTAGCGCGTGGCATCGTTCCCGGTGAACTCCGGCTCGGCGCCGAGGGCGTCCCGAACCATCTCGCGCAGCACGTCGTCTGCCGTCTGATAGGGCGACTGGCCGAGGATCGCGGCCACGCGCGATGCCGTGATGCGGCCGGTTCTAAGAGGCGACAGGCTCATGACGCCACCTTCAGCGCGTTCTTCTGCGCGGCAAATGCGGCGCGTATCTTCGCCTTGGCGCCCGACGGCAGGGAGGCCTTGGCGATGTCCGCGCCGATGGCGTCCAGCTGCGCGTGGTCGGTGCAGCTCTGGATGGTGTCGATCCACTCCTGCGCGATCACGCCGGTATTCTCTACCTCGTGCGAGTCGGCATCGGCATCGTCTGAGCCCTCTGTCGGGATACAGAACAGCTCGAACATGGCGTACTTGTACGCCGCCGTCATGGCTTTGTTCACGCTCTTGTCGCCGCGGTCCATCGCCTCGCCTATCGCGCGGATGGTGTGCGTAGCACCGTCCTCAGCCGCAACCAGGTCGAACTCGACCGTTAGCGTGGTGTGGATCAGCGTGCCGCCCTTGGCGCTGGTGCGTTCTTCCGTGTGGCGATCCACCACCCGAGGCAGTACGACAAGCCCGTGCTTCGCCAAGAGCGGCGCTAGCGCGTTGTAAACCGCATCGATTCCGCGGTACTTGTACTTGTCGAACGTGTTGGTGTCCGACTTCGCGATTCCGACCTTTGCTAGGTCGCCCATGACGTGACTGATTGACTTGTAAACGCTCATCCCATATCCTCCGTCGATTCCCCGTCAAAATCCCCTCCCGCGGCGCACTCCGCAGCCGCGTAGCGCTCGTTCTCGCTCATCCGATGCCACCCCCCGCCGTAATAGCGCGCGGCCCACAGGGCGCGGCGTTCGTCGTTTGGCAGCGGACGGATGACCTCCATGTCGCTGGCATGCGCGACTACATCGCGGTAAGCGCTCACAGCGACCACTCCGCATGTCGGTGGCATACGTAGTTCTCCACGTCCGACCAGGTGACGGCACCAGCCGCGCGCGCGGCTGTGTAGCGGCCGGCGGCGAGGCCGACCGTGGCGGCGAGCATGGCCACGGCAGCGAGGATCAGCAGCGCCTCGCGCGCGGTGAGGACGATGGCGCGCTTCACGGCGCCACCTGCCGCGGCTGGTCGCCTAGCTCCAGCGCGGCGAGCTGGTCGCGCACTGAGCGCGCCTCGTCGACCCCCATCGACAGATACATACTGCCGCCACCGTGGTGGTATGCGCGTATGCCCACATTGCCGTCGGCTTCGCGCTCTACCAGCGGTACGAAGGTGAACCCTGATACATGGATGTACATCGCTGTCTCCCGTGCCGCCCCGTGCGGCTCGATTGGTAGTCTACATGATGTAGAATCGCTGTCAATACCCTATGTAGCAAAAAATGCGAAAAAGTTCGCCCGGCGCTGGCCGCTACATAGGGTTGCACCTGTTGCCTACATAGGGTAGGATCGGCAGCCATGAAGAAGCCAAACCCCCATATACAAACATTCATCGACCTTGTTGGCGGCCGCAAGGTCGCCGCTAGGCGGCTTGGTGTGTCGCTGGCGATGGTGGGCCATCTGTGCACCGGCGAGCGCTCCGTGTCGCCGCAGGTGGCGAAGAGGATCGAGGAGGTGAGCGGCGGCGCCATCACGCGCGCTGCGCTCCTCCCAGAACTGTTCGGGCCGGTCGATCTGAAAAAGGGCGCCACTTATTCGGAGGCGACGCCGTGAGCTACGATCGCATCGAAACGCCCGCCGCGCGTCGCGGCGATCCTTCCACGTCTCACGAGGCCGCCGAACACGTCACGGCATCCGGCGCGCGCCAGCGCCACATCGCCATCGTGATCGACGCGGTACGCCGGCATCCTGGTCGCACGTCAATGGAGCTGGCGCCGCTGTGCGGATTGGAGCGGCACGAGGTCGCGCGCCGCACGGCCGATGCGGAAACCACAGGAGCAATCCGCAAAGGGGCGGCGCGGAGGCAGGCAAACGGGAGGTCCGCGGTGACGTGGTGGCCGGCATGACCCTCACTCGCGATATATCCCGCTGCACCGGCCGCTTCGGCCTTGTCCCCGACGATCCCATCTGCCAACGCCGCAACGAGTGCGCGCGCTTTGTCGCGCTGATTAACGGCGACGGTACGGATGCCGATGGCGCGTGGATCGGCGTGCAGGTGGCGACTGGATTGTGCCGGGATGGTGGGGATTATTTCATCGGAGCCGACGCATGATCGATTGGCGCCCCATCCAGACCGATTCCGGCAAGCGCGACGCGTACGCGATCGGCGGCCACGTGGATGGTATCCACGCCTACACCGTGGCCCGCGTCACGATCGCTGGCCGCGATCAATACGAGATATGGCCGCGCGGCGCGTCCACTGCGCTGAGCCGCCATGACAGCGCACAGGCGGCCCGTGCGGCGTGCCTGGCGCATCTTCATGCGGAGCGGCGGTCGTGAGCGTAGAGGCCATCACATGGGCCTTGGCCCAGCCCATTACGCACTCGTCTGCGAAGTTCGTGCTGGTCGTGCTGGCCAACTGCGCGAGCGCGGAGAACAACCTCGCCTATCCGTCCGTGGCATACCTGTCCGACGCTACCGGGCAGAACCGGAAGACCGTGCTCGCCAACCTCAGACGCTTATGCGACGACGGCTACATCAGCGATTCCGGAGAACGCCGCGGCGCGACTAAGCAGATCGTTGTTTATCGCCTGCGCACGGATGTGCAGCGCAACGGCGACCTGTTGACCGAACGGCACTACTGTTATCGCAGCGAGGACCCAACCACCGGCAGATACTACATTGGTGTCCGCACATGCTTGGGTGAGCCGATCTCAGATGCGGCGTACATCGGCAGCGGACGTTGGGTGCAGACGCTTGCAGCGAGCGGCGTGCAACCCGTCAAGACCATCCTCTCCGTCTTCGCATCCCGCGTTCGAGCCGAAGATGCAGAACGGGAATTGATCGCTTCCGCATTCAATGACCCGTGCTGTATGAATCGGGTTGTTCCGCCGAAGCGTACCGAAAAAGGGATTGTTTCAAACAGTTCCGGAATTGGGACTGTTTCTGGCGGCGTAACAGTCCCAAAAACGGCGGGAAACAGTCCCAAAAACGGCGGGAAACAGTCCCAAAAACGGGACACGGAACCATCAGAACCATCAGTAAACAAAGAACAATATCAACAGCGCGACAACGACGATGGGCCCGCGACGAGATCGGTGCGCGACGGTCGGCGCGGGACGCGCCTCCCTGACGGATGGCAGCCGAGCGAGGCTGTTCGGGAATGGGCTCGATCAGAGTTCCCGAACGTGGACGTGGCGACGGTGCTGCCCGAGTTCGCCGACTACTGGCGGTCGGTGCCCGGACACCGGGGGTGCAAATTGGATTGGGATGCAACATTCCGCAACCGCGTGCGGTACATCGCCGCGAGACAGAGGAAACACCATGGATCACATCGCGAAAGTGCTGCAGAACGCGTCGCTCGAATCAATGCAGAAGCCGAACTGCGCGAGGCCGGAGGCCTCATCGAGGGCGACTTCTATGTCAACTGAGCCGTCCCCGCCGGTAATGCGGCGGTTGTGGCAGGTGATGGCCGAAATCTACGGGCATCGCTGGACCAGTGCCTATGGCGATGACGCCGGCGCGAGCGCTGGGAAAACCTGGGCGAAAGGTCTGGCCGGCCTGTCGCCGGCGCAGATCGGGCACGGTCTCGACGCCGCAGTCGCATCGTCAGACGAGTGGCCGCCGTCACTGCCTGCGTTCCGCGCGATGTGCCTCAGCATCCCGAGCATGGCGAGCGTTCGCGCCGAGCTGCTGGCGCGGGACACGCGGAGGTCGCCGTTCACAACGTTGGTGTGGTCGCACATGGACGGCTGGCGCTGGCTCCGGGCCGACTATGACCGCGCAGACCACATGCTGCGCGAGGCCTACTCGCGGGCCCGCGAGCACGTCATGCGCGGCGGCAGCTTGCCAGAGCCTGCCGTCGAGATCGAAGCGCAGAAGCCGCCGAAGCGCAAACCGGCTCCACCCGAGGTTGCCGAGCGGCATCTCTCGGATCTCGCGACGGCATTGCGCCTCATCGATCCGGAACCAACGCCAGAGCCCATCGGCGAGCTGCGCATGGAGGAACGGGCGTGAGGCCGCCGCCGCTTCGCAAGCGCGTCGTGTCGGCGCTCGACCTTGCCCCCATGACTGTCGGGTGCCTGGCTCGCGCGCTGAGCGTAAGCCGTGAGGCAGTTCGCAAGCAGGTTGTGCTCGCCGAGGCCGATGGCCGAGTTGTGAAAGTTGGTGTGGTGCAGAGGGACAACGGCCGCTGGCCGATGGTGTACCGCGCAGTCCCACAAAACGGGCACATCGGAGCCATCACCGACTCGCCATCCGAGCTTGCTAGAAGGATCGCCAAGCGCGTCACATGGCGCAATTTGCGCGAGGGGCAGCACACCTGCATCGTCTACGTCGAGGACGGCCTTGTGTACGTGTCTTCCGCGGACTGCCCGGCAGTACGCGCGGTGCCTGCCGAGGCGATCATCGGAAGCTACACGACGACCGCTGATCCGGATGCGATTCGCGAGGATTTGACCGCAATGCAGCAGGTAATGGAGCAATCATGAGCCGCGCGCCCATTATCCAGCCGATCATCCTGCCGGCCGCGGTCGACCGCAACGGCGAGATGATCCAGCGCGTGAATCGCGCCGCTGGCGTGGAGCGGCTTGCGAAGTTCGCCGCTGGCCTTGCGCTCGATCGCGGCTGGAGGATTGACGTCAGCGAGTACCGTCGCAGGCGCAGCCACGAGCAGAACGCGTATTTATGGGGCGTCGTCTACGCCACGCTCGCGCAGGCGACCGGTCAGGAAGCCGATGACTGGCACGAATACTGGCTTGGTGAGTATTTCGGCTGGGATGAAACCGAGTTGTTCGGCCGCAAGCGGCTGAAGCCGAAGCGGCGCAGCTCGAAACTGAGCTCGGTTGAGTTTGCCGGATACGTCGAATTCATCGCCATGCGTGCCGCGGAGCACGGGATATACATCCCGGCTCCAAACGAAGTGATGGTGGCGGCATGAAGCCCCGCAACCGCTGCGGAGACTGGCTGTCGCCTTCCGCCTACTACGTCGACGCGCGCAACGCTGGCGGCACATTCCGGAGGCACTGGTGAAGCTGCGCCGCGAGGCTCGCGGCCGGCCGTGCATGGTCCGCATCCCCGGCGTCTGCAATCACGACCCAGCAACCGTGGTGCTCGCGCACTACCGGCTGGCCGGCACCTGCGGCGTCGGCCTGAAGCCGCCAGATGTGCTTGGCGCGTGGTGCTGCTCGGCATGCCATGACGAGGCCGACCGGCGCACACGGGTGACGGACGCCGACCACGCGCGCATGTGCCACGCCGAGGGTGTGCTGCGAACGCTGGTCGCACTCGAATCCGAAGGCTACGAGTTCCGGAAGGGAGGGAAGCAATGACCACGAAATCGAAGCAGGAAAAACCGAAGCAGCGCACGCATCCATGGCGCACGCACAACCCCGGATGGCTATCGCAGCGCGATCCTGGGCACAAACTTCCAGACCCACGTTTCCGCGTAATCGACGCAAACGGAAGGCCACGATGACCCATCGACTGACGATCGGCATTGACCCTGGTCTGTCCGGTGCGATAGCATTCCTCGCGGATGGCGAGTTTGCGCACGTCGCAGACATGCCCACGGCGGGGCGCGGTAAGGCAGGCCGGCAGGTGGTCAACTGCGCTGCGCTGGCCGCTATGCTGCGCGAGCACCTGGCGGCGTATCCGGGCGCGTCCGTGATAGCCGCCGTGGAGCAGGTCGGGGCGATGCCCAAGCAGGGGCTTTCGAGCACCTTCCGCTTCGGAGAATCGTGCGGTGCGGTGGCCGGCGTGCTCGCGGCGCTGCGAATCCCGGTCATCCGGCCGGCGCCGCAGGTCTGGAAGCGGTCGTTTGGATTGATCGGGGCAGAAAAGGACGCGGCGCGCGGCGTCGCGATTGATCGATTCCCCGATGCGCCGATGGCTCGCAAGCGCGACCACGGCCGCGCCGATGCGCTGCTGATTGCGCTGTGGGCCTACCGCACAGAAGCCATTGAGGATTGCGCATGACCGTGCCCGCCAGCGAAGCGCGGTCATCAACCGACCTCTACAGCTACATGCGCAGTAGCCTGATCGAGCGCATGACAGTTCTCGCCGGCAAGACCAGTTGGCGCGAGCCGCTGGCTGTATGGACGCCCGGCGCTGGCCGCGATGTGCCATTGGAACATGTACTAGCCATGGCGACGGTGTGGCTGCGCGAGAATCGCCGCGATGCGCTCGATGTTAGCGCGGACATCCTCTACGGCATCGCCGTGATGGAGATGCCGCAGGAGGTGGAGAATCGCTGCGTTGTCGCGCTCGGATGCGCGCTGGCCGACATGTCCGGCATGTGCGCGCGAATGTCTGAGCAATCCCCTGGCCTGCTGGATGCGTGCTCGCGCACCATCCTGCGTAAATGCGTGACGGGCAGGGAATGGCCCTACCCGCCGCGCGCGACAGCTCAGGTGATCAAATACGTCGATGATCGCGGAGCTCGCATCGTGTGGGCGCAGGCTACGCATGGGCTCCGCAGGGCTGCGGAGGCGCTGGGCTAATACGCCGCGACGAAGACGAACCCCGCGTGGCGGATGCTGCGTGGGTCGTGGCGGTTGGCACGCTTGCAGCCAGGACGGGGCTCGTTGACGCTGTTAACGAGGCGCTTCGGTGATTACCTGCCCGCCAGTTGTTCGATTGCGTATTGCACCGGGTACGGCGCCTTGCGCTCTCCGGCGATGTAATAGCGCATCATGCGCTCGGAAATCCCGATCCGCCTGGCGGCCGCGCGCTGCGACACGCCGGCCTGATCGAGCAACGCCCGGAGGTATTCCGGGCGTGGGTCATGATTGGATGCGTCTGGCTGCCTGTGCGGCAGAGAATCCGATTGCAAAAGCGGGAGAACAGTTTTCTGAGCTGCCTGTGCGGCAGATGGCTTGTTCACTCGAATGCGTCCTCGGGGTAGCCCATTTCGATCAATCCGCGCTGGACGATACGGGCATCCGAGCCGCCGACAGTGCCGCGAGAGACACGATCTTCGAATTTCTCGAAGCCCTCCGCCGACAAATCCAGATCGCGAACCGCAACGGTTTTCTTGTTGCCCTCTTCGTCGCGATAGTTGTAAAGCACCGGCTTGCCGCCGACGGTTTCTGCCGACAACTTGAAGCCTTCCCCGTTCTCGTACACCGCAATCTGCTTGCCGTTGAGCGCCGAGCGGCCCAGGAACTTAACGAACTTACCCATTTCATTCTCCTCGTTTCGCCTCGCCTGTATTGCTGGCATGGGTGAATCATAGCCTGCGATATAGCACATGACAATAGTCGGGCTATAGCACAGTCATCCGCCGTTCATGTTCGCGGCAAGGTTACCCTGAGCTCCCCTCCGTTGGGTTGACGTGGCGTAACAGCCGGCGTATTATTCCAATAACCAAAGCCGCGCCTGTCGCGGCTTTTCCGTTACCAAGGCTCGCCTCGGCGGGCCGTTTTTCGTTCCCGTGGCACCGGGACGCGTCCAGCCGGCGGTGACGCGATGGCGCACATCCGACAACAACACCTGCAGCTCGGGCGAGGTCGTCGGCGCCGCCTTGGTGCGTTGCAGTCCAGCGAGTGGGGTGATCGGGATGTGCGCGAGCCCACTCCTGCCTCGTGACCGAGCGCATATCTGCCGCATCCGTGCGGTTTTTAGTCCAGGGAATCACATGCTCGATCAATCCGCGCACGACGTTGCGATTGCAACGGTAGCGAACAAGGTCACGGTCGGAGGCGGGACGGCTGCATTGTTAGGCGGCGTAACCGCGAATGATTTGTTGACGTTCCTCGGCGCGCTGGCGGCTATCAGCGGAGCGCTGGTGAACTGGTACTACCGGCGCAGGGCGGACAAGCGCGACAAGGAGCTACACGAGGCGCAGCTAGACGAGATACGGAAGCGCACTGGATGAAGGCGCGTATCGCAGCCGCTACTGCGTCCGTTGTACTCGCGGTCGGTGGTGTCACGTACATGCAGTTGTCGTCCGAGCATGTCGCATCGCACGAGGGCGTGCGCTACGTCGCGTACAAGCCGATTCCGTCCGATCCGTGGACTATCTGCTACGGCCACACACGCGGGGTACACGCTGGCATGCGTGCGACGCAGGCGCAATGCGAGGCGTGGCTCCTCGAAGACCTGCGAGACGCTGATGCAATCGTTTCGCGCTGCATGCCCGACACGATGGGGGTAAAGCGTAGAGCGGCGTTCATCTCGTTCGCGTTCAACGTGGGCCCCGGTGCAAATGGCGTCAAGGACGGGCTGTGCGTACTGCGCAACGGCAACAAGCCGTACATCCGGCGCATGGCCGAGGAGGGCCGGTGGCAAGAGGCGTGCGACGGGCTGCTGGCGTGGACGAAAGCGGGCGGCGTGGAATATCGCGGACTCGTCAAGCGCAGGCAGGCAGAGCGCGAACTATGCCTCGCTGCGGATTTCTCGAATGTGGATCACGGAGTGTTGCAATGAAGAATCTGGCACTGTCATTTCTGCTGCTGGCGATCGTGTCATGCTCCGTTGCTCCGGCGTTCGCGCAGGGTTACGTCCCTCTGCAAGCATCCCACTCGGGACTGTGGGCGGATGCGGACAACATCACCGGATCGTTTGATGTTCAGGTGATCGGCGATCCCGGCCACACGTGGGCGTGGGCTACCTACCTCGCGACGACGAACGAGTACGACTCGCCGGCACAGTGGCTTGTCGCATACCCGAGTTGGGTAGGAACGGTCCCAGTGGCGACGCCGCTGTATCGCGCAGTGCGCGGTGATGGCGTTGAGCTAATGCAGGCTGGTACGGTCGAGTTCACTCCGCTGGCGTGCGATGCGCTGCATGCGCGCGTTGTTCTGTGGGATCGCGTGGCGAACGTTGAGATCGAGTACACGCTGCGCCCGCTGCTGCTGACGAGCGATGCCGCATGCGTTACGTGCGACGGGTTCAGCCCGCCGCTTGCGGAGTGCATCGAGTGATCTCGTTCCTGTTCGGTCTGTGCGTTTGTGCGCTCGGAGCTGTGTACGTCGTGCGGTCGAGGGGCGAGTGACGGATGCGAGCCTATGCGTATGCCATCGCTCTATGTGCCGCACTCGCGGCAGTTTGGTACGCGTACGCGCAGGGCAAAGATGCAGGCCGGTCGGAGTGCGAGGCTCGCGTCGCCGCTGCGGCTGCGGCAGCGCGCGAAGATGAACGCACGCGCGACACGCAAGCGGCGCAGGTTGGCATGGACATGCTCGACTTCCTGAGCCGCATGGCCGAGCAACGGGAAACGGTGACGCATGAAACTATCGAACGTGTGCGCACGATCTACCGCGATCGTCCTGTGCCTGCTGATTGCATCTGGCCTGACGGCATGCAAGCGGAGCTCGACGCGGCCGTACGTCGCGCCAACGCCGCCGCGCGTTGACTGCGACGCGCCGGCGGTCGGCCAGCTCCCGCCCGT